GGCCTGAACTGCCCATTCATATGCTTGCTTACATCTTTCGATAACAACTTCTTGATAGGACTCCCATACATAATTAATTGAATCTTCCAAAGGAATATCTATACTATTCTGTCTATTCTTTGTATCCTGTAATCGAGCCTCACGGGTAATAAATTCCATATCCTGTGTAGGATCTGCATACCTTTGTGAAAATTCTTGGAAAGAAAAAGACCTGTGGCGTAGAATCTGTCTACCGATATCCCTGGTGGTTTCTATTTCTAGGCAAGCACTGACCATTTCTAAAGGAGACCAGTGCTTATGTTTGATTAGATATTTTACAAGCTTCTCAGCCGTTTTTTCATTGCTTTGATTACCAGGGTTAGAGACTCTGGCGCAATATGCAACCATCTGCAGTAGGTCTTCTGAAAGTTCACTATCTGCAGGCGGTTGACTATATGATATAAGTTTCACCTTAAACATTAATTATTTAGCCTTCTTTCTTCACCAATGTGTAAATGCCCCAAGCTAGTCCTACCCATGCGAGTAGTTTTGCAAGGCCACCAAATAAAATAACTGAGCCACAGGCTACGATAAGTCCAAGTCCATCAATAGATGTTCTTTCTCCTACTCGGTCCATGACCCAATCTTTTGCGTTAAGTAACATATTCATATATTTCTCCTATATATTAAAATCTGCAAACGTGTCTTTATTTTCTCTATCTCCCCACGTTGCAATTGGTTTATCGGGGATAGAACTGCCGTCACCTATAAGGTCGGTTTGGGCAGATTCCTCTACATCATATAATTTCATGCGGGAACGATCCACACCAATAACAAATCTCTTGTATGTCGTTGGATCATTATATCGGTTTTTCAATTGTTTTACCATTAGTTGGCCCAATTCTTCTAGTTCCTCTGTAGATATAAGAGCAAACATAAGATCAGCCGTTGCAGGTAATCCAAATGATTCCGATGTATCCTCTAGTCCGACATCAGTATTACTGAATCCTGACCTAGTGGTCTGTGTCGCCGAAACTATCGGTACATTAAACTCTACAGCAAGACCACGCATTTCTTCTGCTATGGCTTTGATGTAGGTGTAACTATTTATACTTCCGCCCATACCTTTCATACGGCTTGACGCACAAATATTTAAATAATCAATATAAATCATATCCGGACTAAAGTTCTTTTTGAGTTTCAGTTCATTAAGTAATGCCCTAAAATGTCCAGTATGAGCAGATCCAGTAGGGTATTCTTTAATAATTAGTTTACCAATTGATGCTTGTGCTATCTTTTGAATCTTAGTATCGAATACATTCTTCGGTAATTTTTCTAACTGTTGAATTGGTAAGTCCATAAGATTGGCATCTATACGTTCTGCTATTCTTTCTTCTGCCATTTCCATGGTTATATAAAGAACATTCTTACCTTGTTCTAGCAGAGATGCTGCACAATGACACATAAATAAAGATTTACCCACACCTGTACCTGCTAGACAAATGTTGAGTGTTTTATTGGGTAATCCACCTTTAGTAATTTTATTAAAGTAATCCATATCAAATGGTATTCTTTCTTCTGTTCTATTATAGAATTCAAATCTGTCTTCTGAATTATCTATGTAATCATGACCGATAGCCTGATCAAATGAAACCCCAAGGGCCTCGGATAATATCTCTGGTATAGCACCTTCTGTCTTTTCTGAATCTTTACCATCAATAATCTGTATTGAATTCATAATGGCATTATATACAGCCCGATCTCGGCACCATTTCTCTGATTCTATAATTAGGTAATCAGTATCAACTTCTGACTTTTCTTTTATCTCATTGATTAATTTAGCAGCATTGTTTAGTATATCATCAGGGGCTTGAATCTTTCTTAATTCTAGGTCGAGAATTCTGCCACTAGGTAATTTATTGTGTTTAGCAACAAACTTGACAATAAGATCAAAGACTGTCTTATGTGTCCCCTCAAAATACTCTTTCTGTAGGTATGGGATTACCCGTCTACAATAGTCCTCATTATTAAGAAGGTGATTTAGTATGTGAGTTGGTAATTGATTTGTTATGTCCATTCTTTTCCTTTACATTATCATTAATTATACTTTGCAACAAATCTCCTAAATAGTTTTTAAACTCCTCGGATCCTTCTAACTCGTCTACGTTATAGTCTCCAGCGTCTTGGATATTATAAGAGAACGAAAGAGTTGCAATATCAAGTTCTTCGGATTCTTTAATAGAAACCGTGCCATATACTACTATAACACCTGCGTAAGGGGAACCATTTGTTAGTTTTATGCCCCAAAATTCTTCTGAATCATTCTCTACAAATGTATAATCTGATTCGTCTATATAATGCTGCATTATGCTTCCTTATCTAAGTTCCAAAGTATTCTAACACCTTTAGAGGTTCTACTTAGGAAAAATTTATATTTAGTTTGTTCTTCTCTCCATTCTTGTAACCAGGCATGGCCGTCTCTTTCAGCATCTACAAAGATTGCATTAGTAATTATAATGGGTATTAGTATAGCCATGTGCACGAATATACTTGTGACTATGCTATAGTTAATAAGACCCATATAAAATACTGCAATCATGCCAAAGAATGCACTCCACATTACAAAAAGTACTAGCATAAAATATGCTTGTAAACTAGGATCGGGAACATACTTTAATGGATTATATCTTACATCCATTACCACTCGCCAACTATCAACAATCCACATTGTAAATCTTCTAAAACGATTTGGTTGTAGCATTATTCTTCCTCTATGTTAATTTCAACATCGAGCATTGGTTTATGGCCTATCTGATAATGAGCTTTAACAAACTTCTTAAAGTCTGTTTCATTTAGAATAGGATCCCAAAATTCTTTAGTTTGGGTATTCTTCTCACGCACTTTTGGTTCTATAATCTCTCCAGTAGCATGGTCAACTCTTGCGTACCAACCCATCGTAGGTTTTACTACATATCCACCAGCCATGGCTACATCTAGCATTCCGCCGTATTCTGACATACCGCCGTCCCATGTAACACTTACTGGAATCTTGGACTTTTCTTTAACGAATCTTGATTTCTCAACATTAATAACAAAGTTATAACCTTTAATTTCGGTACCCTGTTTCTGTTGTTGACGACCAATAATCCAGATATTATCCGCTGAGTAATAGATACCAGTTCCGCCTGATACAATAGCTTTAGGGAATAATCCAATCTCTTGATAAGTATGATTAACCGCAAGTAACGGGATATTCTTCATTTTCAGGTAAGGTGTTACCATTCTAAATAAGCCTTTCAATGCTTTCGCTCTTGACATATCAGCTACACCTTTCTCGTTAATAGCGTCTTCTAGTTCTTTCTTACTTGCAAGGTTACCAATAGAATCTATTACAATAATAACTTTATCACCTCTTTCAAGGTTATCTAGCTGACCTACTAAATCAAACTTTAATTGTTCTACGTCTGTAATAGGTGTATGTAGAACCCTACTGGTATCAATACCAAAAGATTCAAAATAGGATTGGGGTGAACCAAACTCAGAATCATAAAATAGCATTACTGCGTCTTCATGTTCTTTTAAGTATGCTCCTGCCATAAGCAGGGCAAATGAGGTTTTAAAATGTTTACTTGGGCCAGCCAAAACTGTAAGTCCCGAAGTAAGTCCTCCATCCATATCGCCTGATAGAGCGACATTTACCATAGGTACTGATGTAGCAACTTGGTCTTTTTCTGTAAAGAATATTGATTTATTCAACACCGCTGTTGTTTTAATCTTTGAATTCTTTTTTATTTTGTCCATTAATGACATTATCTTATTCTCCTAGACCTATCTGGTCCTAATTGCATTGAGCGTTCTTGTTTACGCCACCTAGCCTTGGCCTCTGCTTTCTTACGCTTTCTCTTAGCAGTAGGCTTTTCATAGAACTCCTTTTCTCTTACTTTCTGTAAGGTTCCAGCTCGTTCTACAGCTTTCTTAAATTTTCTGAGGGCCACATCAAATGGCATCTCCCTAGGTGGTCTTTTGTCCTTTGGATTTCTATTCTTTTTAGGACGTAAATCAATACTTGGCATATGTTCTCCCGTTTATTAAGTATATATTATAACACATTTTAATCTGATTGTAAAGTGTTTATTAGCTTTTCTTCATGTTCTTGTAAAGCTTTCTGTTTGGATAATTGCATTATCTCTCCGATAATACCAATCATCTGTTTAGATGTTAGATATTCAACTTCTGCTAGAATTTTATCATACTTACCATCTATACCGCCACTAGCTTCTCTCCACGCAAAATCCCAACCAAACTTCTCTTGGTGTGCAGTGTGTATGAGTCTTTCTAGTTCAAGTTCTTTGTTTTCAACATCGTCAACTATCAGATATCTAATAACTACATCTTTGGCTCTATCCAAGTTATATTTGTCAATATATACTCTTGCACCATGTCTACCTTTTGGCGCTCTAATACCACCAGTTCGGCCGATTACATCTTTAGCTTTTCCGTTATAACCTATTGCTTTATGCACTAAATCATCACCAATAGCTTCAATATCTTTGACAAGAGCTACTTGATAACATCCTCGGACAGCACCGTCGACGCCATTTTCTTTTACAAATTTGCGCCATTCGGTTGAGTTGGTACTTGGAATCCATGAGATAGGAAGCCAATCAGTTTTATTTTTAATCAATTCATTCATAATATAAGTTCCAGTTATTTATTAATAGGTATATTATACTACACTTTTCCCTATTTGTAAAGAGTTTTCTTCGACTCTTTTGCGTAAGTCTGATGTAGAAAATCTGTGGTCGCGTTTGTTAAAATAGAATACAATGCCACGTTTCTGACAAATATCTTTACCAGTAAAGTCTATATCTCTATACTCTTCGCCCATAATCTTAACATCTATCTGATACATGCTTAAAATATCTCTTAGTTCGTCTTCGGTATTATATACAAGAATTTCATCTACAT